CCTTTACAACTATTTTATTTTCTGATATACCCTTAGAAGAAGCTATGTGCTGGGCTATCATTTTTTGTTTTATTTCTTCTCTGTCTTCTGTAAATTTGAATCTATCAGTTGACTCTAAATATTCTAGTACTATATTTGCAACTCCTAAACCAACTCTTTTGTCTTTTAGTTCAGGGTATATTTCATATAGTTCCTCATTGATACCAATCTTAAGTATCTGAATAGGTATCACTATGTCTCCTGTATAATCAGACACTACAGCTAATGACTGTTTCTTTTCAAAATCAGCTTGGTAGACCTCCGTTTTAACAGACCCTACTTTTTGAGCAGAGCCTATTATACTTGCTAGTAGAAATAATATGAATAGTATTTTTTTTACCATGATTCTTTTTGAGCTGGTGCTGCTTGTACCGGAGTTGTTTGTTGAACTGGTGCAGGTGCTGCTTTAGCTGAATTGGAATTGTTTGATTGTTGTTTTTGTTGGTTGGTGTTATTGTTTGATAAGTTGATGATAACTGGTGCTGCAGCTGCTGGTGCTGCTACTTCAGTTTTTACTTCTTCTTTATCTGTAGCTTCTCCTCCAAATAAATGAGTTGTTAACCAAACTCCTCCTGCTGTTACAATAGTTGTTAAAGTTCCTAAGATTGTTTTTTTCAATCCTGATAATCCACCTTCGTTTGTTTCTTCTGACATGATTTATTTTTTAATTATTTTAAATGTTTTAGTAAAGTTCTTACTGGTTATATTTAATAAATAGGTGCCACTTGAGTAAGAACTAAGATCTTCTTCTGTTATATTGGCTCCTTTTATATAATGTTCAACTCTCCTTCTTAACTCTGTACCTGACATGTTTACTACTGATACTCTATAGTAATCACTTGTTGGTAGTATTAAATCTACTGTTACAAGTCCATCTGTTGGATTTGGATGTACTATACCGTTTATTTTTGTTTCATCGATAGGTATTGCAGTTCTATTATAATTGATATACCCATTAGTATTTGTTACTGCTATATCCCATCCCTGTACATCTCCTGCTGTTTTTCTTCCAACCGTGATTGGAGTTATAATCCAGTTTGGATTTAGTACTATAAACTTAAGTATAAATAATTCTGAAGGTGTAGTTATAGAATGTCCTCCGTGGGATTTATCATAACCACCCCATCTTACTTTTCCATTACCTGCATCCATTGTATATGATACCCAGGTTTGTGCTTGTTCCGATAGTACTATCTCTGAGAATTGTAGTATGCTTTGATCATAGTTTAAAGCAAATTCTAAACTACCTACTGTATTTCCATTTGTTAAAACAGTTACAGGTAGTTCAATAGTCTGAGTAGGTAACACAGTAATCCCAGGCACTTGAAATTGTACCTGGGAGTAGAGTGAGTTTATGGATATAAATAATATTACTATCCAACGTATCATATTAGTTACGTCCTGTTCCGTTTACATCTCCTAGTACCAGTAAATAGTAATTAGCAGCAACTGTGTTATTGATGTTAGCTGATAGGAATGTTACTTGACCTGGGATTGTAGCCTCTAAACTTGTAGCAGATGCTGCTATTGAAGTATATTGAGCTTCTGTAAAGAATAATACATCTGGATTGTTTGGGTAAGTTGAATTACCTTGAGCTAATCTAGAGAATACTGTATATGAATCCGAGATTGTTATATTGTTTGCTTGATTAGGGTTAGCTGTATAGAATTGAGTACCTGTTGGTGTTTGAATTCCTGTAGCCATTTGAGCAATCATATTAGAATCTGCTGTAGATAAAGCAGCTGGTGCTGTTAAGCCTGGTGCTACTTTTACTCTAATTTGCCAGTATGTCTGATCTAGGTTTGTTGTAAATGCTGCTACTCCTGTTGCTAGAGTTGGTACAGTCATTACATCAGTCCAAACTGTTCCGTTTGAAGATTTCTGTAAGATAACTGGTACGTCTGTTGCAGGATTGGTTGGGTCGTTTAGGAATGTAGCTGCATAGTTAAATACTGGTTCTGTAAATGCTCCACCATAGTTTTGTAATCCTAATACTGTATCAGTTCCATTGGCTAAAGTTCCATAAGATGGATAAGCTGTTGCTCCTGTAAAAGCCATTGATGCTACTGCACCATTTGTGTAAGATGCTTTAAAAGGAAGAGCTACATTAAACATTTGCCCATCAGTTAAGTCGAATGAAGCATTTGCTCCTGTATAAACCCATGTAACTGTTACGCTACCTTCTGTTGTGTTTACTAGAGTTTGGAAATAGTTGTTTATTTCTGATCCTACGTAAGTTACGGTAGGTGAATCAAATACGGTCTTGTCGTACCATAATCTAAACTGTACTGCTTTAATGGCAGTAGATCCTGCATTATCGTAGTAGATTGCAACAGATGTTGGTGTTGCTGCCCCAACTGGTTGTAGGTTGTAGGCTTGATCAAAAATTAAGTAAGGTTTAGTAGCATCTGGTGCAATAGTTTGTGAATACCCAGTAAGTGTTACTAAAACTAAACTTAACATTAAAAGTAATTTCTTCATTTCTTTTTTTTTAAGTTATTTTTTTTAATAAAACCTGGTGCTCTTGCACTTTGTCTATAATAAATATTGTAAGTTTTTAGTTAGTGTACCCCACTCTTGTAATATAGAATGAAGATGCTCCTCCTGAGGTTGGTGTATTGATTGTTATAGACTGTACTCCAGGATATGCTATCTTTTGATTTACTGTACTGTTACTAAATGTACTCCATTGTGTTGTGGTGAATATTCTACTATCCGGCGGTGAGGCAGGGAATGATGTAAATAATCCATTCTTTTTAGCATATATTAAGTAGGTGTCTGATATGGTTACTTTTCCATCACTATTAACATCAAATCTATAGAAATCTTTACTTCTCATTAGAAGAGGATTTGTTACTAAGGTATTAGAGGTTTGAGCATCTAGGTTAATTAAAGATGGTAAGGAGGGTGGAGTAAAAGTAATGTAGTATTCTATTGAGGGGTTTGTTGATGTAGAGAAAGAATATCTACCCGAAGCATCTGTTGTTGAAGTTGTTAATAAAGTCCAAGGTGTATAGTCTACTATATACTCAAATTCCAATACATAAGGAAGTGATGTATTTGGTAAATCATTCCACTTCCCTCCTCCTACAAATTGTATATAGTCTTCATTATTGGAATTATTAGGTTCACCTCCATTCCAATTAGCCCAAGAAAAGGTTTCCCCAGTTACCCATCTCCATTGCCCTTCTACTGCTTCATCTGTTAATCCAATCCATCCATTAGGCCATAGGTTAAATATAAAAGTATTTTCAGCTGCTGTTGTTACAGTTACTAAATGTCCTCCCATATTTAAACAAGCCTGTCTTGCAGCAGTCCAGGTCATAGAACCTGTTGACCTATAGTAGGAATGACCGTTGTAGTTATTCTGAGATGTAAATCCTGTTAATGTTGGTGTTGTTCTTTTATACAGGTAAACTGGTATACCAGATATGCCTACTGCATTTGAACCATAGATATATCCTGAGTGCGTAAAGGTTTGACTCTGTGTAGATAAAATACCCCCTAGTATTAGTAGAGGGTATAACAATTTTACTATTTTGGCTAGTATATTCATTTCATATAAATAGCTATTCTTCTGTGATCTCTGCTCTGTTACCGTCTACTGCAATTTCATGCCAGTGAACTCTTCCGTCTAGAATTGCTTGCTTAATGTTTTTCTGCTTACCCATTAAGAATGCATTTCCTGATTTTACTTCAATGAAATGTACCTCACATTTAGTTTTGCTATCTGTATTAGTAAATCCTACATAATCAATTGGCATTCCTAAAAAGACTACATCTTCAGGTGGTACTGGAAACTTAGTCATGAAAGGAACAAAGTGTTCAATTGTCTTACCCCAGTTAACTGCTGAGGATCTAAATGTTGAATCTTTCCTTGCTTTCTTAATCTCTTCAACCAGTTCTAGTTCTTTTTCAACTATAACCTGTTCTAATCTTTTTACTTCAGCTTTTGCTATGTTTGTAATATAAACTAGTGCTCCAATTACTAGAAGTACTACTACTATAAAGTATACCATATTTTTATTTTTTATCCATCACAGCTTAAACAGTCTTCAGAAGTTCTACTCCCGATATCCCCATTTATGACAGAATCGGTTCTTAAATAATATAACGTTTTTAATCCAAGTTTCCAAGCTGTCTGGTGAACAAGGTTTATAAATTTAGGACTATCTCCCGGATCGAATGCTAAGTTTAGTGATTGAGCCTGGTCAACATACTTCTGTCTTACCGAAGCTTGTTCTACTAAAGCCAATTGGTTTATTTCTGCAAATGTTAAGAATACTTCTTTATCATCAAACGGCATAATGTCTTCAGGTAGATTTGCAATTGATCCTCTATCCTTTAAAATTTGCTGCCATACCTCTTCTGTATTGTGTCCTTTGTCTTCTAAGTATTTTTCTAATACTGGATTCTTTCTAATGAAAGTTCCTTTAGATGAATTGAAAGTATAAACGTTTGCTGGAATTGGTTCAATACCTGCTGATACTCCTCCTGAGATTGTTGAATTAGAAACTGTTGGAGCAATAGCAATTAAATGCGTATTTCTCATTCCTGTTCCTTTACACCAGATTGGTTCACCATACTCTTCAGCTAATTTTCTAGAAGCTGCTTCTGCTTGTGTTTTAATCTGTGCAAATATTCTATTTGTCCAAGAAGTAGATGCGATTGAATTAAAAGGTAATCCTTTTGATTGTAAGAATGAATGCCATCCTAAAACTCCTAATCCTAATGCTCTTCCTTTCTTAGCAGAACGGTGTGCTCTAATTAAAGAATCTTTACCATTTGTCTTAACTAAGAACTCTTCTAATACTCCATCTAAGAAATAAATTGCCGTTTCAACTAAATCAGTATCTTTCCACTCTTCGTATTTTGTAATATTTAAAGAAGATAAACAACATACAAATGAATGCTCTTCGTCAGTATGTAAAGCAATCTCCGAACATATGTTAGTCATTGTAACATCTAAGTTATTTTTAACGTATGCAGGTGGATTAGCGTTATTAACATTATCCTTAAACATAATGTAAGGCTCTCCTGTCTCAACTCTTGATTTAAGAATCTCAACCCATAGTTCCATTGCTTCAGGATCTCTATGCTCTAATCTCTTCATGAACTTATCATCGATAGAAACACATTGGTGTAAATTTAAACACTGACGGTTTGGATCTCCTTGTGGTCTTCTAATACGTAAGAACTCTTTTATATCAATATGATTGATGTCTAGATTTACAGAAGCTGCTCCTCTACGAACTGATCCTTGATTTGTAGCAATGATAGTTGAATCATAGATCTTAGCCCAAGGTATAATTCCTTCTGAGTTACCTGTATCGCCATTGGCAATCTTTTTTCCTCTTCCTCTAACTCTTCCTAGTCCAATTCCTACTCCTCCTCCTAAAGAGGTAAGTCTCATCAGTTCTGCATTGGTTAATCCAATACCTCTGATTGAATCAGGAGTATCTATACCGAAACATGAGATTGGAAGTCCTTTGTCAGTTCCAGTGTTTGAGAGTACAGGTGAAGCTAGGTTTAGCCAACCCTTCCACATGTATTTAAAAAACTTGTTTGCTAGATCAGGACGATCTAATCTTTTAGCTACTGCATCAGCAACTCTTCTATAAGCCTTCTTTGGATTTTCATCCGGAAGTAAATATCCGTTTGAAATTGTTGCCAAAGATACTTCATTCATCCATTCCGGATAATCTACGCCTGGTTTCCAGGCACTGTAATCTACTCCCATAAAATTAAATTAAAATGCGTTGTCCCAATCCATATGCCCTTTGGCATAATTCGTTACTCTTGATGCGAAAAAATCTGTATGTTGTTTACCTGCTACTACTGCATCAAACCATAACATTTGTTTTAAAGCTCCTTTATCGATTTGATCTGAAGGTATTAAAGGTTTTAATCCTAAATCTCCCATCTTAGTATTTACTCTGTGTTTAATAAAGTTTTTTAGTTCGTTTTTAGATAAATTCTCTAAATCTCCCATTTCAAATATCTTATCGATAAAGTTAAATTCTAGTTGAAGAGCAAGTGTTGCTGCTTCTCTAATATCGTTGATAAGTTTTTCTGTTTTTAGTTCTGGATATTCTTCCATTAAAGTTCTAAATAACCAACATCCTGCTTCTGAGTGAAGTGATTCATCTCTTACAGACCATTCAACTATTTGACCTACTCCTTTTAACTTATTTCTCATCTTAAATGATAATAGTACCGCAAAAGAAGAGAATAGATTTACTCCTTCGGTAAATGCTGAGAATATTGCTAGAGATCTAGCTGCTTCATGCCAATCTGTTTCTCCTGCATTTCCGTCTCTAACATCCAGTAAAGATTGAATTTTAGCTGCTGTTGATTCGTCTTCTAAGAATTCTGCAAAATTATCTAATCCTAATTGCTCGTTTAGTAGAGCATATGCTTCAGCATGGATTGTTTCGAAAGCTCCAAAAGTAACTGCCATCATGATAACTTCTGGTTTTCTAAACCATTTTGTTACTAAAGATGTCCAGTAATCGTTTACAACTGTTTCTGTTTGAGCAAATCCTTTTAGGATTCCGCCTATAACATTTTTTTCGTGTGGTTTTAAGTTCGAATTCCAATCTGTTACGTCTTGTGACATTGGAACTTCTGTATGTAACCAGTGCGCTTGGTGCGCTTTAAGCCAGTAATCGTGTGCTTGTGGGTATTCAAATGGTTTGTAAACTATGCGTTCGTCTTTTAGACTCATATTCGCTTTTTTTAATATTCGTTATAGATTATGACTGTAGAAATAAATAGGCTTTTAGAATGGAACTTGACTCTCCAACTCAAAGAACTTGTTAGCTATTTCTTTATAACTTCCTTTAGGTTTGTCGCCAGATTCGTCTAGTAACATGTTTCCTAAAATCTCAATATGACCATTATTTGTATCTACTTTTGCATCCCAGGTCATACCATCCATTCCATATCTGTTCTTCATAACGTGAATTCTTCCCGTTCCTAAAACCTTATCTTCTTTCATTCTAGAAAGAGATAAACAAATATCTGCTACCATCATCTTGTCGTAAGAACCTGCTGCTTTATCTCCTTCGATAACAGAATCCTTAGCACCCATTCTATTAACTTGAGATGGTGTTAGAATAGGAATTTGAAGTTCCTTAGCTAGTCCTTTTGCTCCAATAAACACATCATCTATTTCATCTTTTCTCTCTGTGAAACGAGATTTAGAAGGTGCTTTTAAATAATCGACATAATCAATAATAACCATATCTGGTTTGTGATCCATATCGATACATTTCTGGATGTGAGATTTAATTGTATTGATTGAAGCTCCTTTTGGTGGATACTCTTTTACAATTAATTTTCCTTTTAATTTACCTACAATCTTCTCAACCTCTCCTCTATGTTTATTTACTTCTTCAATTCCATGTCCTGTGAAGTAACAGTCAAAACGTTTTCCTACATAATCTTCTCCTAGTTCTAGAGTATAGAAGTTTACATTGAATCCCATTAGTACTGCATGTGCTGCTGCTGCCACCATCGTCCAAGACTTTCCTCCTCCAGGATTACCAAACATAATAATTAAATCGCCAGGGCCCCAACCACCTCCAATGGTTTCATTCATAATCGGCCAAGGTGTTGGAATAGTTGGTCTGTAGTTTTCTCTATAACGACTCTCTACATCCTTATTATATTCATGACCCATATTCTTATCCATACCAGCTCTCATAGCTCTTTCAATCAATCCTCTAATTCCATCAAAGTCTCCTTGATTTAATAGGTCTGCTGAGTTTAGTAATGCTGCTTTAAGTTCTTGGTTTTTGGCAAAGGTAGTAAATTCTTCTACAACGTATGCTAGATCCTCTTGAGTGGCTTCGTAACAGTTTCTTAATTCTGCTTTAACTGCTACTTGTAAGATATCATTCTCTACTTTCTGTAATTCAATTTTCAATGCTTCCAATGAAATTGTAGTATGATACTTATCATAATACTTGATAGTAGTTTCTAGGATCCACTTATGTGCATCTGAATCAAAATAATCTGGTTGTAGTAAATCTCTTGTGTTAAGCAAGAATTTTTTGTCTGTTAGTAATGCTCCCAATACTTTTAATTGGAATCCTTTTCCGTAGGAAGATAATTTTGCTAATGATGTCATGTAACTTATTTTATTATAACTTATTTTTGATATGTTGAAAGCGGTCTAAAAATCTCTAACCATCCTTCAACGTTTTTGTTTAGAGCTTCGATTTGATCTGCCTCTAACATTTTTAAAAAAGTAACAACCTGTAAAGCAGGTATTGGCTCTTTTATCTTATCTAATATATGAACTATTTCGTAATCTCCCAACCTTGGCTCTAAAAGATTCATCAATTCATAGTTAGTTTTTACTTTATTCCAATCATACAGTATTTGTGCGAATATTTTCTTAGTCTGTAATTTTTCATTACAAATTTTCTGAATATCACTTAATTCAAATAAAGGATCTTTTACTAGTCCTGGGAATTCTTTTATGAGTGTCTTAGGTCCTAATCCTTTTATACCTGTAAGGTTATCTGAGTTATCACCTAATAGTGCTTTCATTATTAAATAATTCTCAGGGATCATTCCTATTTCTTCCTGTACCTCTTTTTTTCCGTAGGTTTTTTTCTTGATAGGGGAATAAACTTCTATATTTTCATCCACTATCTGTAAAAAATCTTTATCAGAAGAAACAATTGTTACCTTTTTATTATTAGCTGCAAATTTCTGAGCTAGATAAGATATAGTATCATCTGCTTCTATCTTATCAATAGAGATTAGAGTTAGAGGTAAGCACTGTAAGTATTCAACCAATCGTCCCATTTGCATTGTCATGCTTTGGAACTCGTCATCTTTATCATCGAATATTTCCCAATTGGTAATCCTCTTAATATTTCTATTTGCTTTGTATTCAGGATCAATATTCTTTCTACTTGAAGAGGAAGCTTGTCCGTCAAATACGCAAATGATTCTAGTAGGGTCAATTGTTCTATTTAGAAAACCTAATGACCTTAAAAAACCAACAAGACCACCGGTGTGATGGCCTTGTGGATTCATAGACTGTAGCATTGCAAAAGACCTTATAAAGGTATTCATACTATCTACAATCAAAACATGGTCGTTTAGTTTTCTGTCTGGTTTTTGTTCGATTTTATTTAGTATATCTAAATAACTACTCATCGAGCATTTCCATATCAGTTCTTAAGTCTTCTCCTACTTCGGCTTCGATTGTTACTGTAAAGTCTGTTGACCCTAACGTATTTGCCCAAGATCCTTTATGAGTGTCTTTATATGTATCAATTGCTTTCTTATCGTCTGCAATAAATCCATGACTGGTCATAATGATTGCTCCTCTAGATTGAATACCATCGATGTGGTTCTTTTCTATCTGAACTTTGGTTCTTTTAGCAAATTCAAACTCTTTACCTTTTGTAACGGCTTTGATCTTACTTGTTCCTGAATTTGTAATATTTCCGAAGGTAATAATAACTGTTGCATCATACCACATTGTTTTTCCTCCTTTATTCTCCAATCGAGGTTGACCCATTGGATGTTCAGGTTTTGCAGTCCAAACTTTATTGATTGCTACTAGAGTGTTTGTATACTTGCTTGCTTCTTTTCTTGATAACATAATCTTTTGATTTACGTTATTTCCAAATTGAGTAGACATTGCTCCAGCATTCCATTCGTTATTATTCTTATTTGATCTTACTGATAAATCACTTGGTACTGATCCAACTGAATCCCAGAAGAAACATAAATCGTAAGGAAGATTTCCTTTCTTTTGTTCATCGATTAAGTCCAAGATATAAACTGCTACATCTTCTATGGTATTTAGAGTTCCTCTATCTGCATATAAGAAAAATCCTTTGTAGTCAGTTATTTCTCCTGTTTCCTCATCAACTACCTCTTCAACTTGAAGACCCATCATTTGAGCATGAGGCCAAGACCATTTCATCTCGGTAATAATGAATACCGGAAGTACTTGTCTCTTTTGTGCTTCAACTGCTGCTTCTAATAGTAGAGTAGTTTTTCCTGTATCAGAATGTCCTCTTAAGAGGGTAATATGCCCCATAGGTATTCCTTTAAGGGATGTTACTTCTGAAAAAGCATCTGAGACTTTAATCCAGTCTTGTTCTTTAAATTTTACAGAAGAATTACTAAACCCTTTGTTTTTCTTAAAGTTATCGAGACTGAAACCGCCTTTGATTATCTCGCTAGCGGTTTTAGGGGCTGTTTTTCTAACTGCCATTTCTTAGTTGAATAAATCGTCGAATTTATTTACTGTACTTTTGTTACCCTCAACTGCAGTCTCTAAAGTAAAGTCTGTCTTATTGCTTCCTAAAGCTCTATCTAAGTCAGTTGGTTCAGCTACTGCTGATGGAGTAGATACTGGTGCAATTGATTCTGCTGCTACTGGAGCTGCTGATGCTACTTCTTCTCCTGGATTTAAGTACTCTTGTAATTTTTTCTTGATGTATTCATAGTCGTACTGAGTTTGTACTTCTAAAGCGTTTGGTTGGTCTTTTAGCCAAGAGTTCACTTTACTATCGTCATCTGATAATGTAGTTTGTTTTGGTTTGATACGAACCGTAGTAGTTGGGAACTGACCTGGTCCTGCAGCTGGTGTGTTTTCAACAACCATATCCCATCCACTCATTACGTCTGTAAAATCTCCAATGTCTTCATCCTCTGCTAAAGCCAATAATGCTTTGTAGATGTTAACTCCGAATGACCAAAGACGAACTCCTTTTTCTTCTTCTCCTCTTACAACAACAGGAGCAAAGAATCTAGATTTAGGTGATAGTTTTCCTGAAAGAGACCAATTGTCTTTGTCAGATGTTTTTCTTAATTCTTTTACGAATTCTTCGATTGGATCTTGTTTTCCGTAGTTTGAAAGAGACATCATAGGAAATTTCCCGATGTTGTAGTGTAGTTTCAACTCTGTGAAAGGATCTGCAGCATTGAATGCCGAAGGTACGATTCTAATAGTTGATTTTCCGTTTGCCGGTCTCCAGTAAATCTTATCGAAGTCTACTTTCTCACGGTCTTGATTTCCACCACTGTTTAGAGCGGCTAACTTTGATTTAATTGCGTTTAAATCCATAATGTAACTGATTTTTAATTAAAACTTTTATTTATATAAGATAAGAAGAATATTTTAATATTCCAACTATAATTCTAATATTCTAAATAATTTTGTGTTGACTCTTTTTAATTCTGCTCCTTTTGTTAAAAGTATACAGTTTTGATAGTCATTCCATTCAACTCTGAAGTTTGTATCTAATACTCCTCCGTTTAGAGATTCAATTAGTCGATTTAATGAATTGATTGTGTATAGGGTATTTGATTCTTTTTTTCTATGAACTAAAATAGTATTTTCTAGAAAATTAGAAACGTTTCCGAATTCTACGTTATATGTACAGATATATTCATCTTGGCTCTTTGAATAAAGAACGAAAATTTTATTATAAATGATCTTGTATTTGCCCTGTATCGTACTTAATATTTCCTCAAGATTTTCTTCTGAGGAGAATGTACAGAAAAGTTTGTTGCTCATGTCAGCGTAATTGTAATTTGATTCGATATCGTAATCGAACATTGTTGGCGCTACATCTATTTGTATCATTTATAAATATGTTTTTATTTTACAAAACTAAGTTACTACTGTATTTGAATTTTATAGGGTACTTTCCTCCCTGATTCATTATTTTTTCTAGAGATTCTAACGTCTCTTTTCCATCCTCTTTGTCAAAATCAAATACAAAGGCATCGTAAGTATAAAGTGCTAAGCTGCTTTTCTTATCTTGAAGAAACATAAGCACATCTTTTAATATAAGAATATTTCTTGAGGTTTCCAAGCTTTGCATCATATAATTCATAAGCTTCTGCGGATGCATTTCTGGAAGATCTTGTGTAAATCTTTTTCCTGATATTGGATCCTCTACGTATCCTTGTTCTTTAAATTGCTTCCAAAGACCGTTTATATAATTCTGTATCTTATCAAAGATTTCTAGGAAAGCATACTCAGGTGGAATCTTTCCGTAAATGGCATGGAAGTTAATTTGTTTTGCTTTTGCATACTCATCTTCAGCTATTTCATCCTTTCCAAAGTAAAGTCTTGCCAATTGAACGTGAGCTGACTCATCTGTTAATTCATATCCGATTTGCTCGCATAATAATCTTAAATGATATCCATCAAAGTCCATTTCAACAAAAACATCGTTCTGAGGAATAATTGCTTTTCTAAACTCAGGTGCTTTTGGAATTGCTGCAAAATTTACTGAATTAAAAGCATTTGTTGGACGAGAAGTTGTATTATATAAATTATACGAAGTATATATGATATTGTTATCAATACTATAAACAGGATTGTTTGGTTTAAATAATTCTAAAAAAGATTGATAGGTTATTCTCAATCCAGCTCTTTCAATCATAAAGAAAACAGACGTTGCAGTCTTATTGTAAAAATCAAAGCCATTGGGTATTGCAATATGCAATATCTTCCCTAAAGACTTATAATTCTCTTCACATTTTTCAAATAACTTTGATATAGGAATTATAGCATTTATTTCTTTAAAATCATAAAAACGATTGTAATACCAATTGCAAGTTGAGTTAGATCTTGGAAGTTCAAGTCTATTATAAGAAGTCATTGAATGAAGCAAGGAAAGATCTATGACAGAAGGTAATATGAAGTGGTACATCAATTCTTTCTTATCAAATGTATAAAGTGTTGTGTATTCTTTTAATATGTCAGAGACACAGTCTTTTGTTAGATTTAATCCTTCATCATGACTTATTGGAATAATATACCCTTCAGGGTGATCTAAAGGTCTTAAGTAGACTGCTACGGTAGTTGTAAGAAGTGGATGATAGTTATCATTTGAAGAAATGACTTCCACATACCCTCCTTTCCTGCCTAAATTTTTTAGAAGCTGTATTTGCTCCTCTGTCTCTATAATATAGAACATATCTTATAACCTTTTCTTTAATATAAGAAAAAAGGCCTGCAAAAGCAAGCCTTATATGTTTTATTTTCTTAAATCGAAATTTGCTTTTCGAAAATTTTCTAGTTGTATATCTGGATCTTGTATTAGGAAGGTTTGTGCTTGATCTAAGGCCGATTGAGATACTGCTAGATTTTCTACTGTTGTAGTAGTAGTTGTAGTATCTTCCACCAGGTAGGTATAATCGGTTACAAAGGTAGAGATTCCCGGTAATGTAGTCTCTAGAGCTTGAATTGTTTTTTTATTCTTAGATTCTGCTCCTTCATATAAATATTCTCCAAACATTACATCATTGGCTGGTCCTCCTATAATCCAATCTATTTCTGCAAATGCACTATTTACAAGACTTTCTTTAGCCTGGGCATATGTGTCTGGATCTGTTTCTATTATTTTGTTGTTGTTTTTATCCTGTATAAAATTTCTTTTTGTTACTCCTTTATCTTTTTCAGATTGAGTTGGTTTTTTTAAAAAGAATCCTGCTAGAAGTCCTAAAAGACCTAGCGGAAATTTTATATCCTTTTTAATTTTTTCTAATTCAACTCCTCCCTCTTCAGGTGTTTTTCCTGCAAAAAACTTTCCTTTATAAGTTTCTATATAAAAACCCTTATACAGTTTTCTAGACTTAACTTCTACAAACTCTGTACCGTCAGTTGATTTAGGTTTTTTATATCTCGATTTAGGTATGTACATTCTACTATATTTAATTTTTAAACTCTATGATGAGAAGACTGTCTGTCCTATCTGTATTCCACCTTTCTTTTTCAATGTGTCAAGATATGCTATATTAGTTCCTGCTCCATATGCTGCTCTATTTGCTGCTGTAAAGTTTATAATGGTTTTAGGTACATTCTTTAAAATACCTGTTGCAGCACCGTAAATGTTCTTTTCATTTACCTTATCTGGTCCATTTCTGTAATTAGAACTTGGCTGACGTCCGTTACTTGCAGTCCCTGTTACTGATTGAAATTGATTCTTGGCTGTTAATATAGATGTTACTGTAGATTTAGCTACACGAGTTCTATTTAAAATAGTTGCCATTACGTAAGCTCTCTCTGTTTGATTTACTCCTGCTTCTGCAAAGGTTGCTCTTACCAGTTGATTCCACTCTGTATCACTAAGGTTTCTCCCTAAGTACTGTTCTGCTGCTACTTTAGCAGGTCCATTCTCTGCTTTAAAGTTTGTTATAGGAGTTAGTCCGGCTACTTCAGTTGTTGAAACTCCTGTTCCTGTAAAGCCATCTGAGTATGTTGGAACGCTTAGTTTCTCTGTTGTACCTTTTAGTACAATAGTTTGAGCTTTAAGATTAGTTACCCATCTATTCCCTGCAATGTTATGATCAATTCCTGTTACTATAAATCCAACTACTCCATCGTATTTTGCTGGCATTATTCCTTCGTTAATTTTAAAGGCTTGTCCAATTTTTATACCTGAGATTCCATCCATTTCAATTCCTACCTGGAAAGGTATGATGCCTGCTGGTCCTGCATTTCCCACATTGACTTTATCCTCTGCATAGAATTGTACGTAGTTTGTTGAATATGGTCCAAATTGAGCTCTTGCAACTGCTATTGCTTCACTGTCGTATTGTCCAGAATTATATACTTGTGCTAGTGCATCTTTAATTGTATTTCTTCTATCGGTCTGCTGAACATCTCTTTGTTGTTCCGGTGTTGGCTGTACAGCTGCTGTAGGTAGTGGAACTCCTGCTATTGGAAAAGTTGTTGGAACAGTTGGAAAGGCTGGTTCGTCTACCTTCATAGACTTCTTAGTAATAATTCGATCCTCTAACCCTTCATTCCATCTTAGTAATGCTCCTGCTTCTAGTCCTACATCTGTTGCTCCTGCTTGTGCTGAAATTGCACACATAGTTGTAATGGCTGGAGATAGCTTGGTTGTAAAGTTGAATTGTGAAACAGTTGATTTAAGTCCTGTAACATTTAGGATCGAAACGTCCTTTGTCTCAACTTGCACTTTTCTGTCTACTATGTAGTAGGTAAACTCCTCTTCTTCATACTGTAAACCTATATCGTTAATATCTCCTAGTACAGAGTTTATTTCTGCAAAGATTGGGTTCATTAAGTTTAGTAAATTCCTATCGCCCTTCTCTGGCATTGCAAGTAGGTTTGTCATTGCACTTTCAAGAAGGTTTACATTTACGTAAATATTTAAAATTTCATCAGTAGAGCCTTCTGCGTTTGATCGCATTTTAGCAAAAAGGTTCTCCTCATAAGGCCAGTTCTTAGACCCGTCGGTCATTAACATACAAACTCCTGGATCACTTGATGTATGGTTCTTGTAAGTTCTAAATCTGCAGGTAGGTATTTTTGTATTATCCCCACCTTGACTATTTAACTTAAGTATGTCTGTATTTAGCCTTATCACGTTTTTTTTGTTATTATCTACTATAATAACTGTATTGACTAATTCACAGAAGCTCTTCAGTGACATGTAGCTAAAACTCTGCCCTGTATCTGTGTTTATTGTTTCTCCTGTTTTTATGCTCCTTAAAAAGAATTTTACTACATCTAAAGTATCACGTCCCCCCACTGTTATGTGCTTAGAAGCAAATTGTGGGAATTTGGTTTTTATGTCTTTCCAAGAACCATTTGTAGGGCTTTCTTTAATGGTCTTTAAAACATTCTGCAGCATTGTAGCAGGTATTATTTTTGTTTTATCTCCTACTATGGTTGTAAGTGCCGGAGTATCTACATCTATTGTTAGAGATTCCATAATTTCTCCTATAGAAACTAAACTAGTTGTACAGTCATATCCTCCATCTTGTCGATAGGTCCATGAAAAGTTTTTTATAAAGCCGAACATACCTTCGTAGTTACATCCGCTTTCTTTCCTTAAGGCTTTTATTTCATTGTAGAGCTGCTCTTTGGAAGTGCCTGCATCAAAAAAAGATCCAACAGTTTTTGGAGTTTTCTCAAACTCACCTTCTAATTTTGCATAGACAGTATGTCCCCATTCAAGTAATGCTGTAAATCCAGGTCTCATAAAAAGAAGTTCTAGTTCTGTTATTTGAGATCTATCCCAACAGTTAAAAGTGACTGTAGCTTCTTTTAATTGTCCGAATTGCCCTAATGAGTTTATTTGAACTCCAGTTATACCTGGCATTGGTCTAAAACCTTTTCCATTTTCTCCTGAAAAATTACTATAAGTATCTGTACCGGTTCTTCCTTTAACACCGCCAACCATTATATACTTCTTGGCTAAAGCAGAAGAACCTCCTACATTAACTCCTGAGGTTAGTTTTACCCATCCTGTTTTTGATGTTAAATATATGAGTTCCTTATTCTCTCTAGTGGCTTTAGAAACAATCTTACTTCGTAAAGCTAACTGTGCTATAACTTCCTTGCTGAAGGGTCCTCCTATGATTTTACCATCCGCCATTTTTTTACTTATTTACCTTATTGTAATTGTTTATGATTGTATCTATATTTCCTGGTATTCTAAGTTGAATTCCTGGTTCTACAATTAAAGAAGCTCTTTCTGAATTATTTGCTGATGCTATTACCCACCAAAGTGTATGATCACTGTAGAATTGATCTGCTAGATTATCATAACGATCTCCTGCAGTTGTAATAATATAATAGTCATTTTCACTTATAGGAGTTTCTGGATAGATTGTTGTTGTTCTATACTGCTTTCCTTCTGGTGATTGTACTACTTTTATGTTCTCGTATCTTTTCATAAACCTACCCTATATGTATGTATTTTCCGACCTTGTTCCTGCTGTGAAGAATTTCTTAAGTCCTGTCTCAGGTGTAAATGTATGAATTGGGGTAAAGTCTATACTACAATCCATTATCATTGGCAATTCCTGCATTTCTGCATCTCCTTGTACTCCTTCTGGCTCTAGCATTGCTATTTCCCAAGGATATTCTGTATTCCAAGTATAATTTACACTATTTAAGACTCCGGGCAGTTCATAAATATAATCTCCTACTGTTATTTTTGTAATAGTTCCTCTCATAAACTGTCCTTCATTTGCATATGTTGGAGCAGTTGCTGAGGCTAGCCAAATCATTTTCTGATACAATGGTTTCATCTCTGACCTAGTAGCTGCTGCTATTTTAAAAGATAGTGAAATTTTTCTTTGAAAGCCACCATAGATTTGAAAATCTTCTGCTCTACCTAAATACTTTACTGGGTTCCATTGTCCTGAGTAGTTATCTGCGAACGAGTCTAGGAAGGCTCTGAAGTATAATATTTTTTCTTCTCCATCTGCTGTAAGAATATGAAATCTAAATTTAATTAGATCTCTACCAGCTGTGTTTCCATCTACTTTTGCATCCTTCACACCTATTAGATTCATCTGATCAATCGCTAAAGATCCGCTTGGATTACGTTTATCTACATCTGATATGAACCAGTACTCGTTTTTCCTTCTTGCTGCTTTTTTATCATCAAGCGCATCTCCTTGATCTCCTAATTTTATTCTAAATTCTTTTGTTACATTTCTGTTTAAAGTTCCAAATTTCTTTTCTTGCTCAAGATATGAACCGGTTTCTGGTCCTGAGTATTTTGAGGTTGTTGGTTGAAATATCTTAAGAGTATCTGGACCATAACTACCTGTAGCTGTTAAGTTTGATATACCTAAGTTTCCTGGGCTGGCTGTGGTCTGCCTTAACGCACTACCTGATGGGGTAACTGTTATTACCTGCCCTGCTGTTGCATTATATGCAGCTAGTCTGTTTGCATCTCCTTCTGGTAGCGGTGTGTTATCTACTATGTTAGTATTTACTGTTCCGTAATCTTCTGTAAATACTTTTGCATCATAAGAAAGGGTTGAAGGTTTACCTGTTGTAGGGTTCTTAATGTCTCCGTTATTAACAGTACTTCCTTCTTTATAGAACTGTGTCTGTACATTAGTTGGTACAGTTTCTCCTCTTAGGGCATACTGTGCTCCTTCTACTCCACCTGCTCCAAAAAATGAAGCAAATGCTCCTGGTATTTTTTCATTTGCACCTGGTCGTAAATATGTGTCGGTTCTAAATCCTTTTAAGAAATGTGTACCTGTTCCATTTACAGGAACTTGTGCTAGAGTTGATCCTGCAATTTTTACTGTTGTAAGAAGTGTGCTTCCAGCTTGCTGTAAAACTGCTCCAACTAAAGATTTTCCTCCCTGTTGTGCTTTTTTAATTCTTTGACCTACGTTTACTTGCTGTAGTAATGCTTCGTTTAGTAGGTATTTTATTCCCGGCTTATTTACAAGCATTTGGGCAATACGGGAAACATCGTCAATGCGATGTGAAATTTCTGACCCTATTTGGCTACTTGGTGCATCTCCTATGTTTTTAGTAACATAAGGTTTATCACTTCCAAGAGGCATAGAGCCATACTTCAGACTTTTAAGGTCTGTGTTCTTTGTAATTAGTCCGCTTGCCATTTAGCTTCTTATCTAGGTAAATGATCCAAATATGGAAGTTGTTGTCCTGTAGGAGAGATAGTTGGTTTGATACCGTTTATGTCTAATGCAGAAGGGCTTTGATCGATGTTTGGTACATCGGTAATTGATGATTGATAGTGTAGGGTTGATGCTGGATTAGCACTTGGTATACGTGTTGGTGTTGCTCCGTCTAACCCTAAGTTAGATGTTGGTAGTAAATCTAATAGTCCCATATTAATTGTTTTTTATTTTATTATAAATAGTTTGTTTATTTTATTATCTCATTGGATGTAGGTTGATACCTATAGCTTCATTTAGTTTATTTGCCCCTATGCTTATATTACCTCCTTCTTTAACTGCTGCTATCAACTCTCTTAATAAAGCTTCTACATTTCCTCCTCCAGTACCGCCAGTTGCGTTTCCTGTTAGACTAGTTCCACCCATTATTACATCGTCTTTTCTAAATTTAAGAGGTTTTTGTCCTGGACGTAGTATAAAGTCTTGCATCTCTTCTGGTTTCTCTCCTCTTTCTCCAAAGATTTTATCTCCTAACCAGTCTCCAGCCATGCTTCCTCCAATTCCGCCTGCGACTGTACCTACTCCTGGTGCTACTGCTGAACCTGCTAGTCCGCCAAGGAAAGCTCCACCTCCTGATAGTGCTGCTCTACTTAGTGATTCTACATTAAAGCCTCCTTCGGCTATTTCCATTCCTCCTCCTATTAGTGCACCTAACATTGGAATACTCTTTAGACCACCCTTTAGTAAACCTTTTCCTAATCCCTTCATCATGCTTCCTCCGCCGGAACGTCTTAGAGCTCTTCCCATTGCTTTTGGATTTTTAACTAAAGTTTTAAGTTGTTTTCCCATTCCTGCACTTTTTCCTCCTCCTAAAGATTCAGATACATCCCCTATTGTAGATGCAGCTCCACCGCCACCGCTTACGTCTTTGGTAAACATTGGTCTACCTACGCTTGAACCTCTACTTCCAAATAACATACTCTTTGCAGCACTTATAGCCATTGCTCCTGCCATAACCCCTGCTAAAATAGCTGCTGCTCCTCCTGCTACTCCTAGCATTGCTTTTATTACAGGATTGGCTGCCATTGCTGCTAATACACTTGCCAGTTTATCTGTTACACTAGCGAGAGGTCCTGCAATTGCTGATTTTAAAGATTCTTTAATAGAGCTTACTGATTTGTCAATTTTACTCTGGGTGTCTAATTCTTGTTCCGCTAGTGTAACGGTCTTATCCTGTAGTACTAGTTTTTCTAATTGAGATGCTTTTTCAAATTCTCCTGCTTTCTTCAGTGCACTTACTCTTTCATCTAATGCTCTTTTTTGAACACCGTCTAGTTTATTTAACTGTTCTGCTTTTACTAATGAATCTGCTAATTCATCTGTAGACATTCCCATAGATTTAGCTAATGCATCCTGCTGGAGAACATTCATGCTTTGGAACTTAGCTAAACCTCCTGTTTGTCTTAGCATTTCTGATGCTGCTTCTGCTGTCTTTCCTTGAAGAGCTAGTGCTCTTGCCTTTTCTAAGTTAAGTTCTTGTCCTGTTAGTAATTCTGCTTCTAATTCTGAAGAGATTGAATCTTCAAAGTTTAGTAACCCGCTAGACATATTCTTAGCTTGCTGTAGGCTAATTCCTAACTTCTGTACCTGTACAACTGCTTTTCCAAGTAATTCTGGGTTGTTTTTATATTGTGCTGCTAATTGTCCACTTGTTTTTAGGACTTCTTGCATTACTTTCTTATTACTAAGGACTCCTTTATTTGTCTTACCCATTGAGTTATAGACCTGTTCTTGAGATTGCCCAGTAAGAAGTGAGTATTCGTAAATTTTAGCAGACTCTTCAGAGGTTAATCCTGTTACCTCCATCAACTTAGCCTGTGTTGTAAGCATATCTGCAGAAAAAGTTACTGATGTTCCTAAAGATTCATTTAGGTTTGCATTTGCAGCTGCTAGGTCTTTGTAGTTTGCATATATGTTATTTGTACTTTGCTGCATGTTGTAGAACTCCTGGTTCATAGCTTTTGCTGCAGAAGTAGAAAGTCCTAATGATTTTTGTATTTCAAAAGTTCTTGCACTAAACTGTGAACCTATTTCATATAGAGTCTTAAAATACTTTGTTACAAAGGCGATTTGAACAGCAGGATCTCTTAAACTTTCTCCTACCATTTGAAAAGTCCCTTTAATTGCTGTTCCTGCTGTCTTCCAAGCACTTCCAGTTTCTTTTGCTGTATCTCGAATTTTTTTATTAAGATCTTCTATAGCTTGAGACTCTACTCCTATTTTTTGAAGTGTTCCTGCAATTCCTTTAAAAGCCATTCCAGTAAGTCCAATTGTCTTTTGAATATCTCTTTCAATTTGGATTTCTCTTTCAGAATGCTTTACAATTTTATCAAGGTAACTATTCTTTAGATTTAAAGCTGAGTTTATTTCTTTGGTGTAGTTGGATAGTTCTTCAGAGTATCTTATCTCTGCTGCGGAAGCTTTACCGTACCTTATCTTTGTCTGCAGTGCTTTCTGTTCTTCAGATGCTCTTTCTCGAGCTTTGTCTAAGCTTTGTATTTCTAAACCTAACTGCTTATTCAGATTACCTAACTGCTTTACAGTAAGTACGTTCTCATCATTTTTATGATCTGCTAATTTCCTAGCTATCCCCTCTACGCTATTTAACCCTCTTTTAAAAAGAGTAGTTGCCTTTGTTGACTTATCTAAATCTGCTACTACGTTTTTTATTGTAGTGGATATTGCTCCAAAGACATCTTCTAAATCATGAGCCTCCCTAGACATTAGTTCAAATAGCTTCGTAGCTCTAGCGGTGTCGCCTTGCATTCCCTTTAGCTCGTTAGTTAGATTTGGGAATCCATTTCCATCTAAACTTATAATTTTTTTGTTTAAGGCTTCTATTGCCTTTGCATAGTCGTCAAAAGTCTTTTGCGGTCCTTGATTTGCCATAGTGTTTTATATACATATAAATAGCAAAAGGCATCATTTATTAGATGCCTTCGTACTGTATGTTGGTGTCATTGCTTTTTGAACAATATCTGGTGGTGCTACTTTATTGCCGTTTTTAACTGGTTTAAGTTCATCATCATTTTCTGCATTTAACTTATCGTAATGTTCTTGCAGTGTGCTGAAGGTAAATCTCCTTAACCATACTGGCATATTGTAAACTGCCTCCCAATCATAACCTCCTTGTCCATGAAAGACTATTTCATGTATTTGCCTAAAAATGTTTCCTCTAGTTTCCGGACTCAGGCCAAAAAAAGTTAGAATTAAATTGAATGTTGATGTCCTCCTCTTCACCAAACTCTGTTTCAAATTTAATTTTTGTTTCTACTCCTGGGGATATCTGAGCATAGTATTCTCTGAATGCTCTAGAGTCTCTAGCTAAGAAGGCTGTATCTACAAACTGTCTCACTGTACCTCTTTCGTAGTTTCCGTTGATTGACAATATCATATACTTTAGACGTGTTGTCAATTCGTTATTAGCGTTCTTGTTTAGTTTTTTTAATCCCTCTAATTCAGCATCAATATCTCTATCGTCTTTTTGTGTTAATAGCCTGAAGGTGATATTATTATCTGTATTTGGAAGTTTATATTCAAACTCATTCTTACCTTTTTCTTTTATTATACTTTCGTCTAATTCTTTAAGCTGTAATGTAGATAAATCTACTGTTACTTTTTCTCCTGCGTATTGAAAGTCATAATCTTTTCCGTACCCTAAAATACGTGCAGCCATCATAACTGCATCCTTATCCCCTATAAGCAGGTCTGAGTAGTTGATTGGTGAGATGATTAGTGATTGTAGTAATTTATCAATAACTACTCCTTGTCTAATGTAATTTGAATTTGTTAAAATATCTTCTTCCTTAGCGGTCATATATTTCATTTCAATTTTACCTTCTGCTAGTGGGGAATCTTTTGGATAAAGAAGTCCTTTTGAAGGAAGGTCTACCGTTTCGGTTGGTAGGTTAAATTTGTTTTCCATAAATTTTATTTGTTAGTAACTTTTTCTATATATAAATATATGAATAAAACTTTTTTAAAACAACAAAGCCTGACGATTGCCAGGCTTGTTAATTTTTATTTGAATTTTATTAGTAATTCAATACACAATAATCCATTGCTATTGAGATTCCTATCTCTACTACTCCGTCAGCAGAAGTCCAGTCAAATTGTCCAAAATCTCCTTTTGTTAAGAAAGCTCCTTTGATAATCCATTCCCCTACGATATCTCCTACAGGTCCTAGAATATTAAGAGTTAAATCTTTCTTATAGAAATCTGAATATCCAGCTCTACCTGTTACTGATTCGTATCCTAGACGAGCCCATTCCATTACTGCTTGAGCACCTGAAGGTGTGATTGGTGAGTATAAAGTCATATCCATATTCTCCCAGTTTCTTTTTCCTCTTATTTTTCTGTAAGAGTTAATGTGATCAAGTTTGATCTCTGAATCTGTGAAGTTAGGAGCTTTCACGTTTTTAATCATGAAGGCTGGGATATTGTCTATATACATTACGAACCTGTGTTGAACCATTGGTTCGAAGGCTCTGAACATTATTTCATTCGGATCTAATACTGCCATTTTATTTTTACTTATTTAATTATAAATATCTGTTTTTCTAAATATTATCCGAACGTTGCTCCTGTTGGTTCGATTGTGAAATCTAATACAACAAATTCAATTGTTTTAGCTGGTTGGATAAATATCTGTCCTATTAATTGATTTCTATCAACTACATCTGCTGTGTTGTTAGTATCGTCCATTACAACTCTGTATGCATAAAGACCTTGTCTTTGTACTACTGATTCAAGATATGGATTAACCGTCGCTAAGAACTTATTTCTAGTTGCTATAGTATTTTGTTCAAATACTAAGTTTCTTGCTTGGTCACCAATGAACTTCTTAAGTTCTATAAGTAAACGTCTTACGTTAACTCTATCTAATGCTGATGCTTTAGTTTGTAATGTTTTTTGTCCGAATACTGATATACCTGATCCTGGGAATGTAGCAATTGGATTAACTTTAGCTGAGTAAAGAGTATCTCTATCACCTTTAGTTAATTTTCTTTCTGCTTGAATTACTCCTCCGATTCCTCCTCTTACTAATCCTGCTGGTGCAAACCATGGTGCTGATGAAGCATCTGTGAATGCATATACTCCTGGAATTACTGTTCCTGCTGGAGTCCATTCGTTTCTACCTGTAGCAGATTTGATTTGTAACCAAGGCCAGTAAGTTGCTGCATATGAACTATTCAATGAAGCTGCTTCTGTTGTTACGTTAGCTACTACCTCTCCCTGTTCTACTAAGTCTACTACTGCAATACAATCTCCTCTATTTTCTGCTAAAGCAATAAATGCGTTTACTGTTGAAGTGAAAGCACTATTTTTGTAGATTAAACCCGGTGTTGATACTATGTTGAATTGATATTCATCTTTATTTGCAAGTAATGATAGAGCTACTGTATAGTTTGCTGCTACTAATCCTTGTGCATCTGTAGATCCATTTGTAATATCTCCAAAGAATTTAGCTCCTGCTTTTACTGCTCCTAGTGCTCCTTGAAATGATCCTGAGTTTACTTGCGGTAAAGATGCTGCAAAAGTAATACCGTTAGCATCTGTATTAACTGTGATACCGTCATTTGCTAGGTAGTAGTTAGTTGGTAAATTAACTGCTGATACTCTAATATAGTTAGAAGCATTTGGATACTCACCTACTGGGTAGTTATAAGATGTTGAACCATCTGTACCTACTTCAATATGTTGGTTACCAATTACTTTCTCAATATAATTATCTGAGTTTGGATCAAGGTTTACATTAAATGTCTCTAGTATAGTTTTGTTATTTGTACTATCATTTCCCTGTCTTACTAGTATTGAGAATGTTCCTAATGCATTATTTACATTTGCAATTTCCCATCTTACGTTATCTGCTGATCCTGATACTAAAGATCCGTCTGAGTTTAGTGCTCCTGAGTCTGTAGCTGATGTAGAGTTATTGTAAAGAATTCCTTTTCCTAAAGTTTTTATTGCTATAGTAGTTGTTCCTGTTGCTCCACTGAAGTTTGTAGTAGTAGCCCCAACTACACTTGTATATCCGTTTAGTGTACTTGATAAAGTGTTAGTTCCTACTAAAGAAGCAGTCGTATTGAAAAGCAATCCTGTAGTTCCAGATGCTGCTGCTTTAATATTCCCAAGTGATGCACTGTATAGTGCTACTGATGAGCTAAAATTAAAAGCTGTTACAATTGCTGTTATTGAATCTGCTGGTGTTGATCCTGAAGCTACAAAAAGAGTTGTTGGTGTATTTGCTGGAGGAGTGCTTCCTGTTACTGCAATGTTAATTCCATTAATTGAGAAAGATCCTGTTGGTGTAATAAATGGTGCTAAACTTGCACTACTAATTGTAAGTGAAGCTGTTGTTGCAAGAATTCCACTTTGGATATTTGTACTAGTTGCTCCGTCATAAGTTCCTGATACAATTCTAGTTACTATAGCTGTTTGTCCACCATTTTGAAAATAGTTTTTTACTGCTACAGAAGTAAGGAATTCATACTGTCTGTTAGAAGCTGATAAAAAGGTTTCACCAAACTTTCTTACGTAGTCACTATATGATGTAACAATAAGAGGCTGATTGTCCGGCCCTTTAACTGTTGGTCCAACAAATGCTGCTCCTGCCTGAATTGGTGCTGGTGTGATATAAGAGGTGTCGTTTTCTCTTGTATATACTCCTGGAGAGATAATTGATTCTGCCATGTTTTATAAATTTGTTTTTTAATTTATTATAAATATCATCTGGTTTTGGGAAACCANCCTATAGTGCTAGGTTCTGTATTCCATAATAAATAGGAAAGGAGAGTCAAAACCCTCCTTTTATTCTTTTTACTTTTAGTAGAAATTACTCTACTACTTCAGCTTCTTCTTCGTAAGGAGTAAATTCTCCTTTTTCTAGATTGATAGACCCTTTTCCGTAAGCAGCTTCTAATGCTTCAGCTAATGTTTTTTCTTCTTGTCCTAATTCTTTCAAGAATTCTTCTGCGTTAGCTCTTCTTGATTTTAATTGAATTTTTAATAATTCAATTTGCCCAAACTCTACTGTAATAGCTTGACTTTTGTTTTGAATGTCTTGAATTTGTTTCAATTCCTCTTGTGATAACTTTTTAGTTTCCATTTGTAACGATTTTGTGTTTATTTAGTAATATATGAACTTATTTTTAATTATGCAACTGATCCTGTTACATCTGCTGATCCTGTTACCTC